GTAACCACAACACAAGACCCTAATTGGGTGCCAGTTATAACTTACCAGGAATAAACATGACAACAGCATATACTTCTCTTTTAGGCTTTGCCCTGCCAGCTACAGGGGATTTAAGCGGTACTTGGGGTGCTACAGTTAACGCAAGTATTACCGAGCTTCTTGATAGTGCTATTGCAGGAGCTGCAACAAAAGACGTTACTTCAGGTAACTGGACGCTTACCACGACAGGTGGTGGTGTAGCTAACGAAGCGAGAATGGCAGCGCTTATTGTCACCGGAACACCTGGTGTAACTAGAAATATTGTTGCCCCTGCGTCAAATAAAGCGTACTACATCATTAACCAGTCCAACGCGGCAGTCGTTATTAAAGGTGCATCTACTACAGGGATTTCGACAGCAGCAGGGAAAACAAATTTGGTTGTTTGGAATGGCTCTGATTTTGTTGAAATATACCCACCCTCGCCTACCCTTGTAGCTCCAGCTTTAGGTACTCCTGTTAGTGGTACGTTAACTAATTGCACAGGCCTACCACCCACTGGTATAGCATCAACTATCCCAGCATCAAAAGGCGGAACAGGAGTAACCACGTCTACAGGTAGCGGGAGCGTTGTGCTATCAACTTCACCTACATTAGTTACTCCTTTACTTGGAACACCAACAAGTGGAAATTTTAGCTCTGGAACATTTACATGGCCTACGTTTAACCAAAACACTACAGGTACAGCCGCAGGTTTATCTGCAACTTTAGCCGTTGCATCTGGTGGAACAGGAGTAACCACATCTACTGGTAGTGGAAACGTCGTACTTTCAACTTCACCAACACTTGTAACACCCACCTTAGTAACACCAATTTTAGGAACGCCTACAAGTGGTAATTTAGCTAATTGTACATTCCCAACGTTTAACCAAAACACTACAGGTACAGCCGCAGGTTTATCTGCAACTTTAGCCGTTGCATCTGGTGGAACAGGAGTAACCACATCTACTGGTAGTGGAAACGTCGTACTTTCAACTTCACCAACACTTGTAACACCAACCTTAGTAACACCAATTTTAGGAACGCCTACTAGCGGGACACTAAGTAACTGTACAGTAGATGGTACTGATGCAGTAGGGTTTAGGAACATTCCTATCAACAGTCAAAGTGCGGCATACACCGCAGTATTAGCAGATTCGGGCAAATGTATTTTTCACCCATCAACTGACGCTAACGCTAGGACGTTCACAATTCCTGCTAACGACTCAGTAGCATACCCAGTTGGCACAGCAATCTCTTTTGTTAACATGACTTCTCAAGTAGTCAGTATTGCGATTACAACAGACACGATGTATTTAGCTGGCACAGGTACGACAGGTACGCGCTATCTTGCGCAGTATGGTACGGCAACAGCACTTAAAATGACTTCAACAACGTGGATTATTTCTGGTGCGGGGTTAACCTAATGAGTGGAATACAGCAAATGTTAACCGGTGGGACTTATAAAAAGACCTTTCCAACTACTATAGGGCAGCCTTACGGTGGTGGATTTTACGCAGGTAAAATAGCAGTTGGTGGTGGAGGCGTTGCTACGCATTATCTAATTGTTGCCCCTAAAGCGACAGGTGAAGCCTCAAACCAGCAATGGGGGACGTATGGAGTGACAACAGGTATTACATCAGTTATTAACGGGTCAACAAACAGCGCATCACTAGCAGCGTTAGGAGCAGCATATGCACCGGCTACGTTCTGTGAAGGCTTAACAATAAATGGTCATTCTGATTGGTATTTACCTGCAAAGAACGAGCTTGAAGTGTTGTATTATTTTTTAAAACCTACTACGAACACAAATGCTACAAATAGCGGCTCAAACGCGAATGCAGTATCACCAGAGCCGATAAGCACCAATTACACTAGCGGCTCGCCTGCTCAAACAAGCGGGGGTATTGGATTTAGAACTGGGGAAACGAATGCGTTTTACGCTGCCTACTATTGGTCTTCTACTGAAATTGATAGTGTTGACGTATGGGTACAAGATTTTTTTAGTGGTGAACAGTTAGCTCATAATAAGACTAACTATAGAACTACTAGAGCCGTTCGAAAAGTCCCTGTGTAGACAAAGTTAAACATTAAAGGGGTTAAAATGCACATACAAATTACAAACATTGACGCAGATACAGGAATTCTTTGCACAGAGGCGCCAATGCGCACAGGTCCTGCAATCCCAAATGTGAAAGGATTTCAATTCATCTTTCAAAATGAATCTGACTTTCCTATTGTATCAAATGCTGATGGTTCACTGACTATGCCTCCATTACTTTACGGTACTTGTGACGATGATGCAGACACAACACTTGTGGGTGTTTTAAAAGTGCTTTCACAAGCTGAATTTGATGCAGATAAACAAGCAGAATATCTAGCTAGGCAACCTTACCCTTCATGGATAGGTGATATTGATACTATGTCATGGCAACCGCCTGTTCCTTACCCACAAGATGGTAAATACTATCAGTGGGATGAATCAATAATTAACTGGGTTGAGGTAAATAATGAACAAACTACTTAAAGCATGGAACTACTTAAATGCACGCCTAAAAGAGCCTTCTACACACGCGAGTGTGGCAGCATTAGCAACGATGGCGGGTATGAATATCGAAGCTGGTCCTATCCACGATGGGTTAACTGCGGCTGGTGTTGTGTTTGGTATGATTGGGTTATTTGTATCAGAAGGTAACTAAAATGAGCGAATACTTTAAACCAGAAGAATTTGCTTGTCATTGTGGATGCGGAGAAAAAGATGTAAACCCAAAACTCGTTGACTTGCTAGACCGCATCCGAAAATCATTTAATAAGCCGATTACCATCCTGAGTGGTAGACGCTGCAAGGCTCACAACACTAAAGTGGGTGGCGCAAAAGAAAGTCAACATATGCTTGGTAACGCAGCGGACATTCAAGTAAAAGGTGTTGAGCCAAATGACGTGCAAGAATACCTAATGAAGCATTTTAACTTAGAGTGCCGAGGTCTTGGGTGCTACAATTCTTTTACACATATTGATGTTCGTGATGGTAAAATTGCACGTTGGAATGGATAAATACAGGTGAACTATGCCACTTAAATCAATAACTTTTCGTCCTGGAGTATCTCGTGAAGGAACTAATTATGCCAACGAGGGAGGTTGGTACGCCTGCGATAAAGTAAGGTTTCGGTCTGGTTTTCCTGAAAATATTGGTGGGTGGCAAAAGTTTAATGTTAGCAGTTACACCGATGTATGTAGGTCGTTAAAGAATTGGTCTACTATTATAGGTAACAACTACACTGGGGTGGGAACAAACTTACGTTTCTTTATTGAGTTTAGCGGTACTTTATACAATATTACACCGTACCGACTAACTGTATCCCCTCTTACACCTGCTAACCCTTTGAGTTTAACTGCTGGTTCCAACGTAGTCACTATCACATATGGAACACATGGCGCCTCTACTGGCGACTACATTTATATCTCTGGGGCTGTAATGACTACTAGCGGTGTTCCTGCTGGTGAGGTTAATGGGTACCACCAAATAACTGTTTTGGCGACTAACATATTTACGTTTACTGTAACAACTTCTGCTACTACTACTGCCTCTGACGGCGGGTCAACAATTACGCTTAACTTTGAAGCATCCGCAGGACTACCTATTAATGTTCAAGGCTTGGGTTGGGGGATTGGTACTTGGGGTCGTGGAGCTTGGGGTAGCGCAGCTTCCTCTGGTGGAACCACGCAACAGTTAGGGTACTGGACGCAAGACACCTACGGACAAGATTTAGTTATTGCCCCAACTAACGGTGACATATATTACTGGAAAATAAGCACGGGCACTAATAGCGGCGGGATACCTATAGTGCCAGCGGTCAAATTAAGCTCTCTTGTAGGTGCGGCAAACTGCCCTACTATTGTGACAGGTATTATCGTAACAGACGAAAACCATGTAGTTGCTTTAGGGTGTAATGCAATAGGTGAAACAACAAAAACACCCATGCTTATTCGCTGGGCAGATCAAGACAACCCTGCACTTTGGACACCTAGTATTACAACTTCAGCAGGCGGGTATAAGCTCACCTACGGGGACGGTATCGTCACAGCAATTAAATCTCGCCAAGAAACACTTATTTTTACTGATAGTGCGCTTTATGGTATGCAGTATGTTGGAGCACCCTACACGTTTAATATTCAACCGCGTTCAACTAATATCACTATAGCTTCACCTTTTGCGGCTATATCAGTTAACAACATAACGTATTGGATGGGACATAAAAAGTTCTTTACCTATGGCGGTACAGTAGAAACACTGCCGTGTGCTATTCGCCAGTATATATTCAATGACTTTAACTTTAACCAAGAAGCACAAACTTTTGTTGGTGCCGTAGGTGAGTTTAACGAAATATGGTGGTTTTATTGTTCAACCGACGCCGTTTCCCCAGACCGTTACGCGGTTTATAACTACCAAGAACGCATTTGGTATTATGGCAGCATGAACAGAACTGCGTGGATTGATTGCCCGCAACGGTCATACCCTGTAGCTGCTATTGATGGAAACCTTATTTACCAAGAAAACGGATTAGAAGACAACGCAACAGGTACCCCTGCACCTATAGTAGCTTTTATTCAATCAGCGGATTTTGACCTCGATGACGGAGATCATTTTGCGTTTGTTCAACGGCTTATCCCTGACATTACGTTTGCTGGGTCAACAGCGGACACACCTGCTGTTACGATGAAGCTCTACGCTAAAGATTTTCCTGGTGGTCCGTATAACCAAGAAACTGACGAACCTATTGCACGGACAACAACAGTACCAATCGAAGGATACACACAGCAAAAATGGCTACGATTGCGTGGTCGTCAGATAGCGTTTAGAATTGAAAGTGATTCAACAGGTACACAGTGGTCGCTAGGTATTCCGCGACTGGAAATTTCCCCTGACGGCAAACGGTGATTTATGGCATCAACAAATATACAAATACCCGTTCTTCCTGTACCTCCAGTACAGTACGATCAGAATTGGGCTAACCAAGTAGTGCGGATTTTAAATTTTTATTTTACAGCGCTACAGAACCCAGGTCCCATGCGGGGCACAACCATCACATTAACAGATTTACCCACTAGTAGCACTGGACTCGCCCCTGGGTCTTTGTGGAATAGCGCGGGTACCGTAAAAATTGTATAGGAGCAGTCATGCACAGCGTCGCCAATAAATTAGCACAATATGGTCGTGGAGGTGATGACACACTTGTCCACATGAATCACGCAGAAGTGGCTGGGCTTAATGCTCTTAACCATTTAGTCAACAAACGCCCTCTCTCAAAAAATCCAGTAACAGGTATGACTGAGGCGATGGACTTAACTGACATCCTAGCAGGTCTTGGTATTGGTATAGCTGCCGCTCTTACAGGCGGCGCGGCTGCCGCTGCCGCTCCTGCTCTTTTAGGTGCTACAGCGGGTGCGGCTGGTGGTGCGGGAGCTATGGGTCTTGGTGCTCTTGCCGGTGCTGCGACAGGTGCAGGACTCAATGCAGGTAAAGCCGCTATTAAAGGCGACCAAGATATTGGTCAAGCAGCTATGTTTGGTGCGGGGTCTGGTGCGCTTGGTGGTCTTGGTGGAGCTGCGGGTGTAGGCGGTGAAGCAGCTCAAGGTGTAGGTAACACAGCTATGGAAGGTATGGGTGAAGCAGCTAAAACCAGTCTGACTACAGCAACAGAAAATGCAATACCAGGGTTAGGTGGCGCTACTACTGACCTTAGCACAACAGCTACTAAATCAGGGCTTGAAAATATTGTACCGTCGGCAACAAATAACACAACAGGTCTTGGGGGTATATTCCCAACTAACTCAGCAGCGGCTGATTTATCTAGCGCCACCCAAAATGCTATCCCAAAAGATTTAGCCAGTTTATCTAATGCAGGTGTTGTACAACCTCAAAGTTCTATGGGTAATATCGTAACAAGTGACTTATCAAGCTCTTTAGATAAAGCGATACCTAGCAGTGTAGATAAGCTAAGTACGCCAGGACCTTGGGAGCAAAGCTACATAGGATTAAAAAACACCGTAATGAACCCAGGGCAACACCAAGGTATGATAGCCGCACAGCTAGGCGCAGCAGGGCTTGAAGATCAATATAAACAACAAGGGTTAACCGAACAAGCGGGCGCAAAGCAAGCAGCGGATATTGTACAGCAATATAAAAATGCAGGGATTATGCCCAATGAGTTACCCAAAGGGCTAACCGATATTGCTAATAGAAGAAAAAGCTTTGCTGTCGGTGGTACGATACGTGACGTTCAGGGTTTAGGTGCTATCCCAACTGGCTACATTAACCAACAATCGATGAATGACTTTCACCCACAGAGTATGATTCCACAAGCTCAACCTTTGCAATCAACGCAACCTATTCGCCATGAAGTTATTGGGTATGCTGATGGTGGACAAGTCGGTTACGGCTACGCTGAAGGTGGTGATGTCGGTGGTGGTGATGAAGGTCTGCTACATGGTCCAGGTACTGGGCAAAGCGATGGTATCTCTGGTATTATTGAAGGTGCTCAGAGCCAAGAGCCTGTACGTTTAGCAGATGGTGAGTTCGTTATCCCAGCCGACGTGGTATCTGCATTAGGTTCTGGTTCAACTAAAGCGGGTGCAAAAGCGCTGTATGATATGCTCGATAGAATTCGCCAACAAGCTTACGGTCATCTCCAACAAGCAAACCAAGTAGACCCACAAGCTGTAATGCCTGTTTAATATGCAACTTATCTACTGCGAAAACGTTAGAGAGTCTTGGGATTTTATCCGTAATGCTTTAGAATGTCTCATAATTAAAACGCATACCAAAGGCTGGATTCCTGAAGATATTTACATGGCGGCTATATTAGGGCAAGCCAGAGTCTATAGGACTCCAGACGGGGTTATCGTATTCAAACTGCTTACAGACGAGTTGACACATGAGGTTTCGTTATTCGTATGGGCTGCCTATAGTTTAGAAGGTGACGCTTTAGTTAAGTACCACCAAGACGTTGACACCATAGCCAGAGAGTTTGGTGCAAGCAAAATAACATTTACTTCCTCCCGTAAAGGCTGGCACAGAGCCATAGATAAAATTCCTGGGTGGAGAGAAGGCGAAACCATTTACGAAAAGAGGATTTAATTATGGGCGGTTCATCAGTTCCATCAAGCACTACGCAGACCACAATGCTCGACCCAACCCGTCAGGCGGCTCTAAAAAAGTCGATAGGGTATTTTGACAAGTGGGCAGACAGCTATAACGGCCCAACCTATAAAGGTCCTCTTACCGCAGGTAGAACCAGCGACTGGTACACAGCCCAAAGCATGGCGCACAACATGGCTAAGAGGTTTGCCGAAGGAGGTATCACAAGTGTCCGACGATTCCCCACTGGAGGAGAAATTACCACAGGTGGTAGTCCCGATACGCTTTCTGGTGGGACCACAAACGATACGCTTTCTGGTGGGGCTACAAACGATACAGTAACAGGTGGAAATTATACCCCTGCGGAAACATCAGCTAATATGGGGAATCCGTACACTGTAGCTCAAGGTTATGTGCAGTCAGGAATTGGGGGTACGCTTGGTCTAGCTAAAATACCTTACACACTAGACAAACTAACAAATACATATACAAACCCAGATACGCTAACACCAGGGACACTAACTAACACATACAATTCCCCAGGGTCTGTATCAGTAGACAAAATCACTAATACTTATAAAACGCCTACTGAACTGAGCTTAGATAAAGTAGCTAACGCCTACACAGACCCTAATTCTGTAACACTGGGTAAAATAACTAACACCTATGTAAACCCAGCGCAGTTTACCAATACAAGTAACATATCACCTGAATCGTGGAGCAGATCAGCTATGGACACCTATATGAGTCCTTACACTCAAGGTGTGGTTGACATTGCTTTGCGTGAGGCGGATCGCCAAAGAGCTATTGAGCTGCAAAATCAAAAGGCAGCGGCAACACAAGCAGGTGCGTTTGGTGGGTACAGACAAGGTGTGGTCGAAGCAGAAGGAAATAGAAACTACGATATAAGCCGAAACGATATAACCTCTAAAGGTTATGCTGACGCTTACGCCAATGCTCAAGGCCAGTTCAACGTGGATAGAACAGCGAAAACAGACGCCCAGAAGTTCAATGCTCAAAACGCACTAGATGCCTTTATAGCTAACCAATCAGCACAACAAAAAGCTGCTGAGTTTGGTATGAACGCAGAAAGTCTTAACGCTACAAACACCTACAATTCGTTTACAGCTAACGAAGCGGCCAAACAAAAAGCGGCTCAGATGGCACTTGACGCAGATACTACTAACGCTACAAACGCATACAACACCTTTAAAGCTAACGAAGATGCTAAACAAAAAGCGGCTCAGATGGCTATGGATGCAACTAAAGCTAGTAATACTGATACTCTGTCTGCGTTTACTGATAACGAAGCAGCTAAACAAAAAGCGGCTGACCTCGATATTTTAGCAGGCAACTATAACAACGCTGCCGCCTTAACTGCGTTTACGGCTAACGAAGCAGCTAAACAAAAAGCGGCTGATATGGCCCTCTCCACAGATAGATACAACAACGACGCTACAAGAAACTCCTATTTAGACCAACTAGCTGCATACCAGCAAGCTATAGCAAGTGGTCAAGGACTCGGCGCACTAGAAACAGCTAAGTCTAATGACAGTATCAACACACAGAATCAGTTAACTAATTTAGATGCGGGTGCTAGGTCCGCGCAACAAGCATTGATTGAAGCACTCCAAAAACAAGGCGTTGATTTGTCTAACGTTGACTTGGCTAAATTCCAAGCTCTAGTCTCTGGGGCAGGTGTAGGTACTGGTAACAATAGCAACGTACAAGTTAAAACATCGGGGAATACATAATGAGTATTAAATATTTACAAGACCAACAGTTAAATCAGGTTCAACAAAGTCCTAATGACTCCCCTTGGGCAAAACTTGTTGCACAGTCAGAAATGCTTGATCGCAATAAAATGAGACAACCACAAGGCCAAGCGCCACAAGGTACGGTAGCGGGTAACATTCAGCAACAGCTCATCGATGCTCAAATGAAACAGGAAAGTGAAGCACAAAACGCTGACTTATATAAATCCCAGATGCTTGCTCAACTTATTGGCTCAGGTCATTTACCTGCTAACTTTGCATCTCAGGGTTATGCAGATGGTGGGTTAACCCAACCTACTATGCAGCCTGGCACTGGAACTTACGCAGGCATTATGGTGCCAAGCCAACAACCAACTACTTCAGCGCGTATGGCTAGCTATGTACCACCTAACTCACAAGACCCTAACGCCCAAGAAAAGAAACATGGGATGCTTCAGTCACTGCTTGATGACTCGATTGTCGGTATGTTTAACGGTAAAGCTAATATCGGTAACGCTATGCAAGACTACGCGGACTTATTCTCGGGAAAGGTGTTTAGTCGAGGCTTTGCTGAAGGTGGGTCTTTATTTGGTTACGACCCTAACCTTAGCAGCAGTGAACTTGACCCAAGAATACTAGAAGCCCAAGATGCAGAAAATGCAGCTAGACTAAGAGCCACTGAAATGGTGCGAAAAATGCACTTAGGTGATGCAGCTAATAGAGGGGTGTTGTCAAAACTAGAACGTGATACTCACCCATTGGTTAAGCGCTTAATGGAGCAAGATGCAGAAAATGCAGCTA